ACAGCTGACGAAACCAAAAACGGTGGCGACATCTTTTATGCAGTTTCAACCGACAATAGAACAAGCTGGAGTGTAGCTAAAGGTTCAGATGGTGTGAGAAAGATAGCAAAAAATAACTCTGGCACTTGGCAGTATAATAATGATGGCGGAAGTGTGGTAGGATACGGTCTTGCTAATGAAACCTATGATAATAAAAATTTCGATACTACAGCTGATACAAGCGAAGAAGCTGAACAGGGTATAGCAGTTAGTTCAGATGGCACAAAGTTTTATATTACTGGATATCAAGAAGATAAGGTGTTTCAGTTTGATATGTCTACACCATTCGATCTTAGTACTGGTGCTTATAACAATGTTTCATATACACTGACTGGGCTTACACATCCTTGGGGTCTTTTCTTTAAGCCGGATGGTACAAAAATGTATGTATTAAATCCTCAAAGTACAGCCACTATAAGCGAGTATGCATTAAGTACTGCATGGGATGTATCAACAGCATCACACACAGCAACCGAAAATTATTCTGCAGGGCCTACGTATGAATCATATGGTCTTTTCTTTAAATCTGATGGTTCAAAGGTGTATATTTTACGATATAATTCCACTATCTATTCTTGGAATTTAACAACACCTTGGGATATAACAACAGGTAGTTATATAGGAGTAACATCTGCGTTTTTAAATAGTAACTCTGGAAGAGATATTCTATTTAATGATGATGGTTTAAAAATGTATCTTCTATTATATGACGGATCTCCAAATACCTATTATATAAGAGAGTATGATTTATCTACCGCTTGGGATCCAAGCACAGCTTCTTATAATAATATATCTTTTCAGCCGGGGCTTGATCTAGGTGGATCAAGTACAACCATCACTGCAATGTGTTGGGCAAACAGCGGAAAGAAATTATATGTTACTAAAAGTAAATCTTCTGGCGGATCAAATTATGGCGCAAATTCTTTTACTACTACTACTACAGGTTTCGGAACATCTGAAACTTGGGTAAACGGTACCAATAATAATGAGCACGCAACTCTTCAAGAAGCTCTTGGCACTCAGTCATTCAACAGAATGAATAAAGCTCAGTTGGATGCAGTAGCTGATGGATACCACTTTAGCCAAGACAGTGCTAATACTCTCGACTTGATGATTGCACCATATGCTACTTCAGGTACTAGCCCAATATCAGATGGTGTTACGATTAATTATTATGCGGCATCAAAGTACAAACAGGCGATACATGGTACTGAGTACGATGTAGAGTTTACTACTACAAACTCAGTGGATTTAACATCAAAGATATCAGCAAATTTAAAAGCAAGAGTGCTATAAAATAATAATAATATATACCATATTAACTATATAATGTCCTAGGAGATAATAATGACAGAAGAGAATAAAGTTCCTACAGTCGTGGTAAACGATAAGGAATATGAAATTGATAGTCTTAACAATGAACAGAAATATGCGATCTCTCAATTAAGAGATATTTCAAATAAACTTAACGATCTTTCGTTTCAAACTGAACAATTAAAGGCCGCTCAACGAGTCTTTAGCGCTGCTCTTACAGAGTCACTAAAGCCAGAAGAAGAATCAGGAGAGTAAAACTGTCTTACACTATTTTAAATGGCGGCTTTGGCTGCCATTTTTTTTATTATAAATAGTGCTAATATTATAAATAGTATCAAGTAATTTAGGAATATCATATGGCTGTCCCTACTTCAAGAGCAACTCTTATTGAATATTGTCTTCGCCGGCTGGGTGAACCAGTAATTGAAATTAACGTTGACCCAGATCAATTAGAGGATCGCCTTGATGAGGCGCTGCAATACTTTAGAGAATTTCACTCTGAAGGCACGTTTAGGACTTTTTTTAAACATCAAGTCACAGCTGATGATGTGACTAATGAATATATTAATATATCATCAGATATTATTCAAGTACAAAGATTATTTAGAATTCCATCAGGTAGTGCCGGTAGAAATTTCTTTGATATAAAATATCAGATGCATCTTAATGATATTGCTGATCTTCACAGTTTTATTGGCGATTTAGGTTACTATGAACAAATGCAACAGTATTTGTCAGTCCTTGACATGAAGTTAACCGGTAACCCTCAGGTCAGCTATGTGCGTAACCAGAACCGCTTATATATTCACGGCGACTTTTCTGATGGTGATATTAAAGAAGATGATTATTTGATTGCCGAATGTTATCAGATCATAAGTGGCTCTAGTCATGCTGCGATTTATAATGACATGTGGTTAAAGGAATATACTACAGCACTCATTAAACAGCAATGGGGATCTAACCTTATTAAATTTGAAGGTATGGTACTTCCGGGCGGAGTGCAGCTAAATGGTAGACAGATATTTGAAGATGCTACTCAAGAGATAGCTCAATTAAGAGAGAAAATCAGACTAGAGCATGAATTGCCGGCTGATTTCTTTATGGGGTAGTTAATGGCAACTAATCACTATTTCAGTCAAAAAGTAAGATCTGAACAAGATTTATATGAAGATATTATAATAGAATCTTTAAAAATCTATGGTCAAGATGTTTATTATCTCCCAAGAGATATTGTTAATGAAGATAAAATCTTAGGCGATGACGTACCTTCTAGATTTAATTCTTCATATAAGATTGAAATGTACATAGAGAACGTAGAAGGTTTTGATGGTGAGGGAGATTTATTTACTAAGTTTGGAGTAGAGATAAGAGACCAAGCAACATTTGTTGTATCGCGAAAGCGCTGGGCTAATTCGGTCGCAAGGTACGATAATGAGCTTAGTAGCGTAAGACCTCTAGAGGGTGATTTAATTTATCTTCCGCTGTCTAATAAACTATTTCAGATTATGCAAGTTGAGCATGAACAACCATTCTATCAGTTAAGCAATCTACCCACATATAAGTTAAGAACAGAATTGTTCGAGTATAACGATGAAGATCTTGATACCGGTATCGATGCAATTGATGTTATTGAAAGAGCGCATGCATATGAGTATCTGCTCACTTTAGATTCTGCCAGCAATGGATTTATTATTGGTGAGACAGCTACTCAGACCTTTTCTACCGGCGTGACCATGCAAGGGGAGATCTCTAAATGGTCTGATTCAGATAACGTTCTTGGCCTAATCCATGTAGGAGCCAGTGATGGTTTATATCACGAGTTTACTACTGCATTACAGATATCAAGTCTTACCTCAGTTGCAACTGTAACAGCTGTTACTGAAGATAATCAAATATCTGCGAATGAACAAAATGACGACTTTAATACTATTGGAGATAGCTTTTTAGACTTTACAGAATCAAATCCATTTGGTGATCCGAGTGGCTGATATGTTTGATTTCGGATTTACTGCGGTCGATGAAGATCGAATAGAAGCAGTACAAAAAGTAAGTTCAGAAGCTTCTGGTTATGAAGAGCGACTAAATAATCTATATAACGCTATTGTTCCGCTTTTGAATAATTTAAAAAAGAATCCAGAGAAAGATTATATTCTCTGGCCTAATCGTTTAACCAAAGTAGAAGAGTTCGAAGACGTTCTACAGAAGATATACAAGGGTTAATTATGCTTGGTAATCATTTCTATCATGAGCGGTTAAGAAAAAGCGTTGCAGTATTCGGTGCGCTGTTTAATAATATTTATGTCATTCGTAAAAATTCTTCTAATCAAGTTATTTCTCAGGTTAAAGTTCCGTTATCTTATGCGCCTAAAAACAAGTTCTTAGAACGAATTAGAGAAAACCCAGACTTAGATGCTAATACTCAAGTAGCAATGAAGTTACCTCGGATGTCTTTTGAGATTGTTTCTATTGCATACGATCAAGGTAGGCAGCTACAGAAAACTAATAATTTTCAGCAGGCCGGCACTTCTAATGCTCTTAGAAATAAGTTTTATTCATATGTGCCATATAATTTAGGGTTTCAATTAAATATATACGCCAAAACACAAGATGATGCATTGCAAGTAGTTGAGCAAGTTTTACCATATTTTAATCCTCAATATACACTAACACTAAAGCCATTTACTGATTACCCTGATATTAAAGAAGACGTTCCTATTGCTTTAAATGGTGTTGATTTTTCTGATGACTATGAAGGGGCTTTAGAGCAAAGAAGAACTATTTTATATACTCTTACATTTGATATGAGGATAAATTTTTATGGGCCCATACTGCCTAAGAACGTTATTAGGAAGTCTATAAATAACATATATGATATGAATGCTGGTGTGTCAGGAGAAGATTTCTCAGGAAGAGTTACGGTTACTCCGGACCCATTAACAGCTATAGGTTTAGCAGATAGCGACTTCGGATTCACTGAAGTCATAGAAGAAAAAGATAATAGATCTTATGTACTTAACGGTTATGTAATAACCGATTATTTTAGCATCGAGGGATAACATGGCAATTACATTAAGAAGCACAAAGGGTTCAGCTCTTACTCACACAGAGATGGATACTAACTTCAGCGAGCTAGACAGCAGAATTGTTGATTCGGCCGGTATAGCCACTATTGCTAGAACTGTAGCTCTTGATTCCGCAGAAGCATTTCAATTACTATTAGATTCATCAGAAATTATTAATTTAATTGACAGCAGTTATATCAATACATACGCAACAAACCCTGCGGCGGTTTCCTCTTTAATCGCAGGAGAAGGTTATACCAAGTTTGATTCTACCGACGCTGTAGGTATTATAGATTCGCACGTAGGAAATACATTTTTATCTACGCGGGTTGATTCTGCTTATGTTGCGTTAAGAGCTCCGGACTATACAACGTATTATGAAGATGAAGTAAAAGGCACTGTAGATTCAGATTATGTAATTTTAAAACAAAGGAAATATACGTTTGCAGGTGATTTTCAGGCTGATACGATTGCTTTAATTGATTCAAACTATGTTCAACTTAGACAGTCTTTAGATTCGGCTTCGGTCACGGGATTAATCGATTCAGCTTATATACAAGCAAGGCAGATCGGCGCAGATCAAGTTGATTCAGCGGTGGTATTATCTTTAAGTTTAGCTAACATTGTAGAAGATTCCTCTCCAGCTCTAGGGGGAGATTTGAATATGAATGGATTCGCTAATGTGCATGCGTTTAATCTAGGAGCTTCAGGTACTTCAGCGTATATATTTACTGATACAAGAAACAGATTTTTTCCAACATCTGAAAATAACCCCACTTTATATTTAAGAAGAGGTGATGCATACATATTTATTAATAATACAGGAGCTCATCCGCTAGAGATACAGGATAGCGATGGTAATTCCTATGATACAGGAGTAACAAATAATAGAGATAGTAATGCAACAGGAAACGTTACGATAGTGCCTTCAATGTCTGCTCCGTTAAGATTAAGATACCAATGTACATCCCATGATTCAATGGCCGGGATTATTAATATAGTGTAATGATATGACTCAAGATAATGCAGAAAATGACTTTGAATACTCAAGAAGAATATACCACGATCTTTTAAACAAAGGCTCTGAAGCTTTAGATGATATGATGGAAGTAGCTAGAGCTACTGAACATCCTAGAGCCTTTGAGGTTCTTTCTAATATGATGAAAAATGTTGGTGATATTAATGGATCACTTATGGATCTTCATAAGAAGAAAAAAGACTTCGATAAAACTGATGAGGTAAAGGAATTACCAGGTCAAACTACCAATAATGTGTTTATTGGTTCTACAAGTGAACTGCAACGAATGTTGCGGCAACAAGATGATGAGGAAAATATAGTTGACATTAGTGATTACAAGAAGGATGACTGATTCTTACAATGGTAATATCAATGTAAAAAGAGATGGTATTACCCATAATTGGACCACCGCTGAAGTAGCTGAATATGCTAAGTGTATGAAAGACCCTGGTTACTTTGCTTCAACCTACTGTAAAATTATATCACTTGATAAAGGATTAGTTCCGTTTGAACTTTATCCATATCAAGAAAAGATGTTTAAGAAATTTAATGACAATAGATTTAATATAGTATTGGCTTGTAGACAATCAGGTAAATCTATATCTTCAGTCGCATATCTCTTATGGTATGTACTATTTAATCCAGAAAAAACTGTTGCGATTCTTGCAAATAAAGGCGCGACTGCCGGTGAGATGTTAGCACGTATTACTCTTATGCTAGAGAATCTTCCTTTCTTTTTACAACCTGGTTGTAGAGCTCTTAATAAAAGATCTATAGAGTTTTCAAATAATAGTAGAATTATTGCAGCAGCTACGTCCGGATCGTCTATTCGTGGTATGTCAGTTAACTTATTGTACCTTGACGAGTTTGCATTTGTTGAAAGAGCAGCAGAGTTTTATACATCAACATATCCTGTTATTTCTTCTGGTAAAGATACAAAGGTTATTATTACTTCTACTGCTAATGGTATCGGCAATATATTTGAAAAGATATGGACAGGAGCTATTCAAGGTGTAAATGAATATACGCCATTCAGAGTAGATTGGTGGGATGTACCAGGTCGAGATGACGAGTGGAAACTGCAAACCATTTCTAACACTTCGCAGCTGCAATTTGATCAGGAGTTCGGTAATACATTTTTTGGTACAGGTGATACTCTAATTAATGCAGAAAC